GCACAGATAGCTTTACTGCCTCCTCAGTTACAGCACTCCTCATTAATTTGAGGACTAAGTGTTCACTGGGGATAGGTAACTCATCGCTCAAATGCCTGGCTAGAAGCACTCGTGCTTCTTCGCTGGTCATCAAACCATGAGTCCACCTAAGAGCAGAATTAAACGGGCGTAAAGTCGTCTCAAGGTAGTTTCGGGATAGACCGATTACTCGGTTTCCTACTCTTACCTTCAATCCGGCCAAAGCCTTTATTACAAGTCCCACGAAGAGGCCTTTGTATAAACAAAGGTTACCTCTCAGAACAATAAATTCAAAAAGTATTGTGTAAACACGCAATACAGAATGAATATTGTCAGAGATACCTCTAAGTGGAAGTCCTGTAAGTTCAACTCTTCCTTTTATTCACCTCTTAGCAAACTCGTATGTTGTTTTACCAACATGCGTTTTTGCGACAGAGATGTCAACCCCTAGGCGTGACATCACAGATATATATTTCAAAGCGACGTTATTGTTCTTTATAACAATATCATCACCAAGAATTATATACTGATTGAAATCTAAGTCATGACCACATAAGTGGGCACACCATAGAACAATCAGGTGATGTGTCAGCGCTAAGGAAGCTCAAGATGAATACGCACCCATCGGTTGACCAACGGTGTAATGAACACCATAGGCTCCGAGAGTGTTAGGCTCCCTTGACATCCCATAAGTGTGGAAGTCAATGGGTTTTAAACCTAAATATTCTTTATATTCCCAACCAGATTTCTGGGTGGGACAAGGAATAGCATATTCTCTTGTAAGTAATTCACCTCACTCCTCACTAAATCTATCTGATCCGAAAACCTCGGAAAAGAGAGACTTCTGTAAGTAGAGAGGCAATCTATCTGTAGCGGCACTAAGGTCAAGGCTTCAGAACAACTCTGAATTATCAAGTCATGGGCCACGAGGGTCCTGAGTAAAAGTCCTATCACAAGGCAATTTTCGTAAACTACGGAAATATGCAAGGTGAATGGGCTTAAGTAAAAATTGTGAGACATAGTCCACCATGGCTATGACTCTCATTTTACACTCTGGATCTTTGACAATTGATAGACGACCCACAAAGTCTCTTCGGTTAGAAGAGATTGTGGAATCTGCTCTAGGCAATTGATCAAAGTATAACCTCGCATATCTATAAATGTTAAAGAACATAGGGTATAAAGACCCCCTTGTTCATGAGAAAACTATCTCTCTAAACCGTTGTGAGTATATAGCAAAGCTATATAACGCAGTAGCGGAAGATGGCCCGTTAGGACCACCTTTCATAGAAAGATGGAAATCTCTGACTTTATAGACAGGCTTTGACTGATGCAAGTCATAATACTTTACAAAACTTCTTATAAAGGTTCTAGGTATTATATACCCAGTTCCCTTATTTGGAGCAAGTATTGTATCAAGACTTACAGGGATTTTCTCCATCTTTTTAGGTACGATTGATCTAGAGATATTGAGTAAAGTCAAAACAAATTTGACTGAACCTAAGTCTCCTCGATCAATGTACTTACGAAGAAAGAGAAAGTGTTTTGGAAAACCACCTACAAGCGAAACACCAGCATCATTGGACATTAATGGTCTTCCGACCATATATCTAGTGATGTGGAGCTTAGCTTGCTTTAAATATTTTACTGTAAAAAGAGTACCATTATTCTTCAGAAGAATGATGACTCTTTTCACAAAAAGTTTTAAAGCAGATCTATCATCAATGTTGAAAAGAAATTTAGTTACCTTATATGTAAGTTTAATTAAGTTTAAATTTAACATTGATTTAGATAAGCTATGCCTCTTGGGATAACGCTAAGTGCAATGAACACTCTTTAATGAGTTTCATACGGCAGTCGGCTCTTCTCCGTATTAGTCCTCAAAAGACTAATCTCAGAATGGCTACACCGCGCTCTCAAGATAGAACTACATGCTTAATCTTAGCACATAGACACTATCAGTCTGTCCTCACTAAGTCATAGGTCCTTGCGTACCGTTTCGTGCGGTTCGCTTAGACTTAACATAGTGATCGTAGTTAATTCTACGAGTCCTGGGAGAGACCAGTGGATAGCAGTTTGGGTAGCCCCTTTAACAGGGGTCCAAACTAAG